AGGTTGCCAATCCTCGCTATCATCTTCTTCCATGTAAGATGTAACAGCCAGTTGGTCAATGTAACTGAGGGAGTCAGGCAAGTCATCATGGACTCCTTGAGCAGGGAACAGGATTAACTGGTCTACAAACTCATCCCAATCTTCTTCCGAATTTAACACAATTCTGCCATGCTCGAACCTACCTTGTAAAGCCCAGATGATTCTGTCTGCTTTTTTTCTATTCCCATGGGTCAAATCTATGATGTGGGCATAGGTGTTGTTCTTTCGCATCAAGTCCGAAAGATAGGGTAAAACAGCGTTCTTTAAAGCCCCCCTCTCTATCCCCACGCTTAAAGGGCGATAGTCCCGAATGGCAATCAGTATCTTGGAGGCGGTCTCTCGGATATCCCAACGTCCATGTTCAATCTTCTCAACAAACCACTTTCCATCGTCTGTCACCTTAACGATTGAGATAGCAGATTCGTCTAGACGCTTCTTAGAATTGGCTGCTTGTTTGGCAACTTCCTCGAATCCTGCCAGGTCAACAGCAATGTAATAGCTTCCATGTTCAGGCTTAACCCCGTATTTGATCCACTCTTCCTTGAAGATGTCAGAACCCGCATTGGTGAACGAAGCCATAAACTCTTGCTTAAAAGCGAAGGAACTCAGGGTCTTTTTAGCGGAATCTATCTCTGCTTGGTCAATCAAGGGGTTGTCAGCAGTCGTGAAGTGCCAACTCTTCCAATCAGGATCATCTTCTGACTCGCCTAGTTTGAAGGTATCGTAGAACCAGTTGCGTCCTTTTGGAGTCCCAATAAAGAGTGCTCTCCCCCGTTTATCAGAAAGTGATGCTCGAATGACCTGTTCCCAAGCCTCGGGTTTAATGTCCGCAACCTCATCGAGAACGGCATAGGTCAGACTGACACCACGGAGCGTATCAGGACGATCTGCACCACGAACGTAGATTCTCGCCCCGTTTATCAGGGTAATATCTAGGTTATTCACATGGGAAGACTGGATAACCTCTCTACCAAGGTCTAGCAACAAGTCCCAGACGATTTGCCTCGACTGCCCCATAGTTGGCGAAACATAGAGTACAGCCGAACCAGGAGGGCAACGCAATCCCTCAATCAACAAAGTTGTAGCGGCTAATCGAGACTTCCCACACCTACGACCTGCGGCAACCACCTTGAATCGGGCGGGGTCTTTAAAAACAATCTGCTGCCACGGCAATAGTTGGAAATTAAGATCAGCCATAGAACTTGTTTTTCTTTCTTAGGTTGTCCGTCTTTGTAAGGATTTGTAAGTTCCAAGGAACATTTAAACCGCTTACCAACTTGCCTCTTAGCGGAACTATATGGTCAACATGGTATTGCTCACCAGTGTGCATCCCAAGCATATTGGCGGTGTAGTAGTACTCTTCCATCTTGGCAAAAGCATCTGAATCTAGCCACTTGGGTGTCCGCAACATGATTTCAGACCGCTTCTTAGAGGAATACACGGCTTGTTTGTGCTTATTGTTTGCTCTCCAAGAAACCATCCTTTGAGCATAGATTGACTTCTTTGCTTCGTAATTTGACTTCATTTGGCTTAATCTTGATTCTTTTTTAGCCTCGAAATCAAGAGTCATGCACTCGCAACAAGTGCCCTTATCTGTATAACGCTTTGAAATATGCCCATGCTTACAGGGTTTGCCAGTAAAGTAAAAACGCTCACCAAGCTCTTTTGCATTGGCACGTTCTGCTGCTCTACTCATATTTAGCCTCTACGTCTTCAGCGTTATTAGGCTCTATTATAGTCGGTTCACCCAATCCAGTAATTGTGATGCTCACCGCAGACCTTTGGGTCTTGTCCTTCTCGAACATACTTACAGGAAGAGTCCTATCAAGACACATCTTCAAAGCTACCAATTGATGGGGATGCTCATCATTAAGGGCTATCTCAATAACCTTCTGAGCCACATCCTTACCCCCACTCCTAATCATCAGCTCTTTAAGCTCCTTGAGACGTTGATGGTCTGTCTTAGGTAGTACAAGAGGAGGATTGTCAGCAAACCTCTGTATGGTCATCTTGACGCTTCCCTTTGGTCTTCCTCTTCCTCTTTTTTCCATTTTGTCCTCCTTGGAATGGATTAGTTCATTTTAGCTTTTTCTGAGGGATGGTGGCTCCACAAATATCTACACACAGACGCTACCCCCTCCCCCCCATACATCTCCTAGGGTTTACCCTCATGTCTTTTTATACAGCATAGGGTTTTCCCTTAGTCAAAGGTTATGCGTTTTTTGCATAAAGTGTGAGAGTAGTCGATGCACCTTTTTGGGTAGTCTTACCTTTCTAAGTGTTAACCCTATCCTATCCATCCCTTAGTGTTTACCCTTACCTTTGATCCTCTGTTTGGGGCTGTTGTTTATCTGGGACAATATTTAAAATACTCATTTCCATATCAGGGCGAAACCCTTGATTGTGGGCATAGTGGTATAAATCCAACACTGTTTCAAACCCTCGGCAAATATTGCCCTTACCCGCTGACAACAAGATGATCCTCTCTGGGTCTGTCAATGTCCTTTGGAAATATCTGGTATTAGGTTTTGAGGGTCTGCCCATTTTTTCCTCACAATTTAATAATTTAAATAATTGTAAACCATAGTTCCAAGGGTTTCTACTGATAGGGTTTTGGAGGGGTCTTATAAATCAACAACTTACGAGAGTTGGCACGATTCTATTATGCTTATATAGTGAGAGGGTAGATTTTTAGCTCTCTCTTTCTTATCAACATTTATTAAAAGGCGTGAATTCAAAATGACTAATACCAGAGAACAATGGCTTGCAAACGCAACCACAGAGCTTCGTAGCCTCTTTAAAGCGAATGGGGTAGACCTACCCTTAGAGGTTCGCTCAAGCTGTGGCTTTCCCTCAAAATCTGCCCTTTCAAATAAGAATCGGAGAATCGGAGAATGTTGGTCTGCTCGGGCATCAGCAGATAGCCATGCGGAAATTTTTATCTCTCCAACGATCAGCGATTCAATGCGTGTCTTAGATATCTTGGCGCATGAGCTTGTCCACGCTTGTCATCCAAATGACGGGCATGGCAAGCTGTTTAAACGCACCGCCTTGGCCATTGGCTTAGAGGGCAAAATGACCGCCACAGTAGCGGGCGAGAAATTCAAGCTCTGGGCATCGCCTGTTTTGGAAAGGCTTGGCATTTATCCTCATGCTGACTTGATCCCCTCAAATGCTCAAAAGAAACAATCAACCAGAATGTTGAAATGTGTTTGCCGTGATTGTGGTTACACAGTAAGGGTTGCGGGTAAGTGGATCAATGAAATGGGTGCGCCTCATTGCCCAGATCACGGAGAGATGCAGAGCGTTTAAACAGCTTAGAGGGAAGCTCGAAAGGGCTTTTCTGTGCGCTGTTGCACTATATCGAAAGGCTTAAATTATGTCAGTAATCACTAACCCAGATCACATCGCACAAATGCGAATCCTCACCTTGCGCCAAGCTCTAAGGCTTGAAATGTTAGGCATGAAAAGAGGCGGCAAAAGCGCATATGCCATTCTCAAGGCAGAGGGTTACAAAGGCACACGCCAAGAGATATTTGACCAACTAACAGAGCAAAGAGCCGAGTGGCTTGGTGAGAGCGTTTAAACAGTTTCTCTTGAGCCACTGTGACAGAGTGGCTTTGGATGCACTGTTGCATTATTTGAAAGGCGTTAAAAATGAAATACTCTCCACAACAAATGAACACAATCGTTCGCTCAATGATTTCTGGCATTCATGGGTCATTTGCGGCTCGAATTGGTGATGCTTATATGGTTGCCGACACTGGAAATATGCAAACACTTACAAAAGCGTTTTCAGGGCTTTTTGATCGTGTCGCACGATATAACGATATTGAGCCAGAATTTGACGAAGCAAAGCATGAGGCATTCATTGAGCGACTCATTGATCGAGTAGACAAAAAGCTGATGCAAGGCCATATCTCCCAAGCTGAGTACGAGGTAATGATGTCAACGCTTTTAAAAGATGCAACAGTATGACAAACTATTCTTGGAAATATTTAATCTGCTCGATGGCTATCACTGACCTTGCAGACCTTGAGATGAATGGATCAATCCCTGATGATTGGAAATTTACATTTAAAAAAGGGTCAACTCTTTACGATGAGGTGGGGTCTGCATGGCGAGAGAGATCAGAAAACACAGTGTATTTGTGCCATAAAAATGCGCCCGAATCCAAACAGAGATGGGTTCACCCAGATACGATGATTGACGTTTACAAGGTGTCTCCATGAAAAACATAATTTACGACCTCTTAACTGCTATCGGGTTGGGGCTTGTCTTGTGTTGGGGTTTGATGGCGTATTTCGACATCTTGGTAAAGTGAAATTTCAACGGGTAGGCTCACGGGTTGGGTCTATTCGGTGCAATGTCGCATCATTTAATAGGTGTTCAAAATGTCAGCTTTTATTGTTTCCGACTCCCACATCAACGCTCTGGTTCGCTATGCCTCAAGGCATAAGGTGGGCGTTTCCTATGGCGCAACAGTAATGCGTTTAAACGCTTTCGGCAATGAGCAAGCCGTTGCGCAGATTCTTTTTAAAGAAAACGTGAAAAGCGTTAACTATCGCTATGGCGAGAGCGAAACCACGCAAATAGATTACGACCGAGGCGCACCGATTCTTACGGCTATTCAAGCGATCAAAGCGGCTCAGTGCTTGCGTTATCAATCTTGCGAACATCCAGAATTTGAGGACTCTCTGGCTTCTAAGTTTATCGAGGCAATCATCTCTAACGCAATCCCTGACTTAGAAGGTTACGACACGGCTCAATGGGCTATTTATGACAAGGTGTCAGCATGAAAAAGTTTGAAGTTCAATATGTACGAATCGAGCATCAAGTTTATTTTCTTGAGGTGGAAGCTGAAGATGAAGATGATGCTGAAGATGTGGCGCACGATGAATTTACAGGAAGCGAGAACTATAAAGTTGTTCACGCTGAAGAGTTTATTCAAGATGTAAAAGAATTGGTGGTAACAACATGAGAAAGCCTCCGAGTGGCTTCAAGCCAAGATCATTTGACGAGCGCATTTGTGATCTCGACCATTTGCAATTCACGCACAAGAAACGAGCTAAACGAGGGTTTTATTATTGGTCAGAGAAAAACCCAGACCAAATATTGCACGAGTTTCATTTGTCAGACTATGCCCGATCCATATCGTTTAAACAACTTAAGGTGAAAGCATGAAACATTATCTTTTTTTTATCCCATCATGGATTCATCGTGCATGGACTCAACACGGATATGACAAAAAAGACGCAATCAAGCGTTTTAAACATCAACATGGCATTGTCAGAATGCCAAATGGTTACAAAATTTGGGAGAAGAATAAATGAACAAACAAGACATTCAAAACCTTGCAGAAAATGCTTTGCATGAGGCTTGCCGACACATTCAAGACGCTATAGGCGTGAAAACTGGAGACACTGCGGGTATGTTTTTCTGCGGTCAACAAGAGGACGAAATACACCAAATTTTTTGTCGATATATTGAAACTGAGTTAATGTTTAAAACAGAATGAATTGGAAAACAAAATGACACAATTACAAGCACTCACACAATGCCTAGTTTTGGCAATAACTGCACCAAATGACCACAAAGCTCAACGAGCAAGCGAATTAGCGGAAGAAATAGCTAGAGGGTTATCGGTTGACCAAGTAGAAGATTGCAAGGCGCAAGCTCTCGAATTGGTGGAGGCATTATGACTTTTAGAACTTTTCTCATTGAGTTTTACCCATACCCTGATTGTGTTCACGCTGAGTACGATGAAACAAGCGCAGAATCTTTAGAGGATGCGGTGGCTGAACTTAAAAAGTATCACCCAGAAGCTGAGATTTTGAACACCTACATACACACAGCGTGTTTAAACGATCTATGATTTATGCGTGTATTGCCTTAATTCTGCGAATACTTGGCGGGAAACGCTAAACCCTCAAGCCCTCTTAGGAGGGTTTTTTCTTGTCTGGCGTAGGTTGGGATGGGCAAGCCCTCAAAAGAGCCTATAAAGGGCTATTAGAGCCTTTGGTGGGCATTTCCTCGCACAATCTGCGAATGGTTTCGCTCAACGCATCTATCTGATCCATTTTAGCAATCGACCACGCCCGTTTTTGCCCGTGCCAACCAAGCAAGGGATTTCGGTGGCAATCTACACAAAGGGCGATGCAAGTATATTGAAGCCCTTGTTTGTAATGGTGGGCTTCGCTTGGTGGTGGTGCTTCGCAAACTGAACACGGCAAAGACTTGACCCTCGCAAGGTGTAGCCTCTCCTTTGCGTTCAACTTGTTGTTCATTGGGTGGCTTTTTGCTCTATACGGGCAGAGTATTGCTCTGTTCGCCACACCTCAATTCTTGCTTGTGCCGCAGTCATAAGCCAACGAAAACGCTCTTCCTTCTCTACGGCTTGCCTGATTCCTTCTAAGATTTCGATGTAGTCGGCATGGGCATAAGCAAAGGTTTCCTGTTTTCCAAGAACTTCTGTTCCCGCTTGACTCGCCAGTTGAGCCTTGCGTGATTTGCGAAACTCCTCTAAATACATTCTGTCGGCCTTCGCTTTTGCATACAAAGGCGCAGTGTCAATTAGAAACTGGATTGCTTTGGTGGGTTCGTTCATACATCCTCGGTTTTATAGTTCAGTTTGTGATGCTGAAACCGCATTGCCGCCTCGCACTCCATCTCTTTAAACTGTTCGTCAGAGAAAAGCCCTATGACGTTTTTTCCCTCAAACCAAACCTCTTTTATGGACTCGTTGTAAGTTCCATCCTCGTCTGAGGAATACTCATAAACTACTGTTACGATTTCGCTACCCGCACCAATGGTGGTGTCAAATTCCCAAGTTGATTCCATGATGTAACTCCTGTTAAAAATTAAATGTTATTCCTATTTTGGAATGTTTTGAATAGGGATAAACCCTTAGTCCAAGCATTCTTTTACGCACACATCTATTCCTGATTGACTTGAATAAACCTTTGACACATGAAAGTTGACGATTTGACAGTCATCCCTATAAACAACTCCATTCATTGCATCTTCTACGCTCTTGAGAACATTTGATGCGTCAGGCTTCTTAATTGGTTTCTCAAGGCCGTTTAAACAGTCTGCTATTTTCTTTTTAGAGTAAGACTTGGGGATAGGTGCTCGAATGTAGAGATACAGATTTACAGGGGTTTCCAGTGGTTCAGAACTTCCCATTGCTTCTGTAGCGGCTTCTTTGATTAAAGATTCATAGGTTCTAGTTTTGTCAGGGGTGTAAGTCTGGACAAAGTTTCCTCGCCTAGCGTATCTTGCTCTTTGTTTGCCAACAGGGTCAGCGTCTAGTTTGAAAGTCACCATGAAAGTCATAAAAGTGTCCCATCTTTGATTCGGTTCATATATTCCCTTATGCGATCTCTTGCACCTATGCCATAGATTCTTTCGGCTCTCTCAAGTCTCGCCCTGATAAGGTCACGATTTTTACTTCCTTCCCAATTTCGATATAGCTCTCTAGCCTCGGCTTGCTCAAGGATTACTCTATCGCTTGGGCCTTGAATGTTTCTTCTACTCCAAGTCACCAGTTAACTCCAATGCTTTGTTTATCAGATGTAAGGGATAAGGAACACCCTCTTTCACTTTGTCCAAAAGTCTCATCGCTTCAAAGTAGTTCATACAAATAAAAGTTGTTGGGTTTTTACAGTTGTTCCAGAGTCATATCTCTGTGAGTCGCCTTTGGGATACGGCATAACTTCGTATTTCAGCTTAGATCGCATGACTTTTTTGTCAGTCTTTGACCCATGAAAGATGATGTAACGATGTTTCCTAGATCGTTCGACATAGTAAAAGTCATCGCCATGAAGCTCTTTTATCTCTGCCAAAGTTAAGCCATCGCCAATGGTTTTAGCGTGTTTATGCTCTTGACCTTTTATAGTCCAATCAATTCTGTTAGCTGATAAACCAGTGTAAAGAAAATTAGTAGCCTGATATACATATCCAACATGACCTTTACTTGTATCTGCAAATGAAACAACAATCATTGGTTTTGGCAATAACTTGATTGAGTTCGCAACAAGAAATGATGCTTCGTTTTTGTGGTTGGCCAACAAACAGACTCGGTTTAGCTCTAAAACTTTGTCTGAGTATTCTTTGCCACAGATTCCCATGCAAAGTGGTGGTGAGGCGGGAATCCCATAAGTCACTACGCCAACCAAGATGTCATCTTTGTAAAGCCCAAACGCAAACATTATTTGTGGCATCCGCTTGGCATAGTGTTTTTCAAGCAACCAAGGCTCAACTTCAAAGTTGTTTATTGGCAACACTTTCATTCAATTTCAGGAGATTGAATTCCTGTCCATCTTTCTGTTTGTTGCTTAATCATGTCAGGCAATAAATTTAAAAGTATTTTTGTTTGCTCTGGGGTAATTAAAAACTGAGTTTGATGTCCACACTCAAAACAATCTTGTTTAAACACCAAATAACCAACATCTGAAATGTAAAACTCTGTTGGATAAGAATCTAAAAAGTTCATGCTTTTCTCCTGAAAGAATTAAGAATTTCTCGCTCTGCCGCTGTTGGTGGGCGTGTTGTTTTTGCATCAGCCTTGATCTTCTCAAGCGCAGGGTCAGGCTCATTTGATGGTGGAACTGTGAGCCTTATGTTGTCAGCGGGATTTCCTTTTTTCGCAACCCACTCTGCTTTGAATGCTTGCCAACCACGAACGATACATTCCTCTAAGGCTTTTTCCAATGTCCAACCCGCTAAGTTGGCTTCCTCTGAAATCTTGTCTATGGCTCTTTGGGTTATCGGGGCTTTCTTGGCTTTCCTCAATGTTTTGAATTCTTGCCAAACTGAATCAGAAACACCGATAGGTGGTGCAACGCTAGTTGTTCTTTTCTGTATCTGTATCTGTTCTGTATCTGTATCTGTATCTATAGCGTTACTTGAGCGTTTCTGTAACGTTTCACCAACGTTACTTACCTGTTTCTTTTTATTACGATGCTTGGCAACCCGCATGGTGCTTGAGTCTGAGACAAATTGACGTTTATCCCAATTAAGCAGATTCCAATGTTTATCAATGAAATTCTTGCTGATAAACAACTCTTTAGTTTCATCCAATTCGCCTGTGGATAACCTTAGTTGAAACGCTATCTCTGTTTCATGTAACGTTTCAAGAACTTCGCTACATCGAAGGCACATAAGCATGACATAACGTCTTTGCATAGCCTCTGAAAGCATTTGGATTTTCGGGTCGTGTGCGAACTCTGAATAGAGCCTAAACCAAGGATTAGCCATAATAATTTCCGCTTTTTAAACACCCTTAGAAAGAAACTGCGGCAGGAGAAGGGATAACTCTTTTCGATAGGGAGATCAAGCCCTATCTAGCCGTGTTTCAAAACATTGTATCAAATAAATTGATTGTTGGTAATTTCATTTGTTGGTTTTCTGCCAAACAAACGAACAGCCTGAGCGTTCATAGAGGCATATTCAGCCTTAGTGAAGATGCCTTTAGCGTTTCTGATGTCAAACGGGTTTAGCAGATCACGAGGTTCTTCAACCTTTTCAGCCTCAATCATGTGTGGCTCTAACGTGTACTGAGAAACCCATGACCGACCTAACTTAATTTTCCCGATTTTCAATTTCTTCTTGTAGCTCATTTTTGTGCAACAAGCTGCAATAGATAGTCTTGGTATGCCAGTTAAATCCTCTATTTGGTAGGATGTAAGTGGGCCATTTTGTAATGCTCTGATAACTGCTTCTTGGGTCATTTGTAAAGGTTCTCTATGTTGATTGTTCGGTTTAGATGGAGTTCTAGCGTTCTGGCAAGCAAAGCTGTTACAGCCGCATCAAAGTCCTCTGGTTCGGTTGTATAAGCATCTGCCATTGTTTGAGAGTACCCAAGCAAGGCTTCAGCGCATCTTTTTTCAAGTATTTCAGTTTTCATGCGAGTAGCCTAACATGATAAAAAAGTTGCGTAAATTAGGGAAAACCCCTATGTAAATTCAGGAATGTATGTGGCACATTATCGATGTGGGCAAACAGTAACCCACGCTTAACAGGAGTAAATATGCCGATTCTTAATGGAAAAATGGTTGTAGACCTAGAAGTAGATGGAGTAGATAGCAGAGACTTTCCAGACTTCTCTGATGCCTACTTTTCAGGTGGATGCTATGAAGATGGAACACCATTGACAGAAGATGAGTTGAATAAGCTCACCGATCTGGCGGGTGATGTTCTGTGGACAATGGCTTATGAAAGTTTCCATTGAAAACACTATTCCAAACCTATGTGTCAGAGTTCTCAGACATACACTACTGCCCCTATTGTTTGACAATCAAAGGGGATAAAATAGTTTGCTGCCAAGAAGCAGACTTTATCGAGTTCAAGGATTTATATCCTGAACAACAAAAAGAGATTATTCAACAAGAGTTAGATGAAAATCAAAGGAGTTAATATGGTAATTGATCCAAACCAACCAGGTCTTTTGGTTGAACGCAAAGAGTTAATTGCAAGACTATTGGCAACAAATGTCAATGGTCATCTTGAGAAAAAGAACGGCCTGTCCTACCTGTCATGGGCATGGGCATGGGCAGAGGCTCTCAAAGCTGATGCAGACGCTACTTACAAGGTAGAGATGTTTGATGGCAAGTGCTTCATGGACATCAACGGCACAGCAATGGTGTTCGTTACAGTAACTATGTTTAAAAAGCCTATGACTTGCCAGTTGCCTGTGATGGACTATCGCAACAAAGCAATCCCTAATCCTGATGCCTTTGCAGTCAATACCGCCATCATGCGGTGCATGACCAAAGCTCTAGCCTTGCATGGACTCTCTTTGTACATCTATGCGGGTGAAGACTTGCCTGAAGAGGGTAGATCAGTAGTGATCACACCTACTCAAGGCGCACAAGATAATATTCCTCCAGAGGAATTACAGTACTTGCAAGAGATGGCAGTTGAATTGATTGCTACCTGTGAGCAAGGTGACCCCAAGGCAGCTTGGGATAAGTTGGAAGGAGAGAACCTTGACGATCAACAAAAGATTGCTCTGTGGACACTCCTACCTAGTAAAGTGCGTTCAGCGTTAAAGAAAGCGAAGGAAATGTGATGGACAATAAACAAAATCAGCGGGATAACAGCGGTGTACTTTTTAAATCCGACAAAATTGAAAACGAAAGGTCGCCTCAGTACAAAGGAAATATTACTGTTGAGGGTAAAGACTACTGGATTTCTGCTTGGGTCAAAGAAGGAAAGTCAGGCAAATTCATGGGGTTAGCGGTGTCTCCTAAAGAAGAATATAAGCCAAAGCCTTCTGAGCGTTCCAAGGCTACTGGCTTTGATAGCGATGATTCGATGCCGTTCTGAGTTAATATAAACCCGAGGGGAGAGCTGTGCAAAGGATTTTCCTAGCTTGCAGACGAACAGTTTTCCCCTCACCCAATAGGAGTTAATAATGGATATTAAAAGTGCTTTCGATAAAATGTTTAACTTACCTAACTTTCCACGAGTTAGGACTACAGACCCTCTCACTTCATTTGAAGCAGCAGAGTCAATCAAGCCAGTAGTCAACAAACACTATGACATCATTCTGGAGTGTTTACAGACCTATGGTGCGCTTGGAAAGGATGGCATCTCATCTCTGACCAAACTAGAGAGCAATCAGGTTGCAAGACGTTTAAACGAGATGCAGAAGATTGGTCTTATCCATCTAACTGGTAGAACAGTTAAATCAAATTCAGGCAGAAACGAAAGAGAATGGGCAATATGCTAGAAAAACCACCTTATTCCAAGATCAGTTACCCTTCAGTGGCAAACAAAGAATTTAAATGGTCTACAGGATCAGACGTCCAGGCACTTTGGAGAAAGCATGGATGGACTCCACCTTCAGAGAAGATGCTGCCACCACCACCTGAGAAGCCTCAAGAGTTTCCTCTTCGCAGGGTGAGATAAATGGGCATCATCAGAACATGGCTCAATGACCATGAATTCATTGATAGACCAGACCGAAACGAAGTGCTTGAGGAGGTTGCCAAGGAGTTCGACAAGATGAAAGCCTTTGGTGACACAGCACAGAGTTTTGCTTCCTTTGTCAGGGACATGAAAAGGTGTCCACCCTGTTTAAACACTTGCAATCAAGGTAGAGATTGCCCTGCTAGGATTTCTTAGGTAAGAACTTCTATCGCATGGTTAATGTGTTTAATTCTGTCATCAAGACCGATAAAACCACCATTGATCTTTTTAGTCATGGTTCTGTAGTCACGGGAATCAGCGTATTGGTTTAGCTTATGCGTATCCCAGAACCACCCCGCAGTTAGTGCGGCATACATCGGAGTAGCCACTAACTCTGGTTGCATCACAAAATCCACCCCTAGAGCCTGACCTGCATGAAAATAGTTTGCATGGCCTGTCAATTGGATACACCCTCTGCCTCGGAAACGATACCCATCACCAGAAGCCTCATCTCTATTGCCCATACGATTTGAGTAAACAGTATTGGCAATCAACTTAGGATTACGAGCGCAAGCCTGTGCTTTGGCAGCATCAAACCTTTTAGGCCATAACTTCTGCAAAGCCTCTGCACGATAGTTCAAATTCTCTTCAAGGATTCTAAAGTTCCCACATTCATGCCCACATTGACCAATAAAAGCCGCTTTTCTAAGTGGGTTCATAATGTCAAAACGCTCAAAAGTAGCATTTAGACCATCTAGCCACTCAGCACCAATGTGCAATTCTTTAAGTTGTTCAGCGTTTATCATTTAGTAAGTTCCTAACATCATTGTAAGAATCTACACAAGCATTCAATGCAATAGTGTTCCGATCCCCCTGTGCCACTATTTCTGCGATGGCTTCGATGGTTGCTCTTTCGGCATCAGAAGGTTCATTAGCCTGTCTGTCAGGTTCGCTGGTTGCTTTTGTATCTGTGGTGGCAACGGGGGAACTTGTGGGGGTTTGTACGTTACTTGAGGGGCAGAGGCGCAACTTGCCAGCACGATTGGCAACAGCAAGAGCAGTAGTTTTTTTGTTGATGGCATCATTGGCTTCCTGTAGTTTCAGAGATTGTTGATTAAGTTTCTCACCCATGTTTTGCTCGATCTGACGAGCTTCATCATTCTTTTTGGCAATGGCAATCTTCATGTCGTTATCACGTTCTAGCCATCCATAGTGGTGTCCAACTTGGTATGTACCAAAGAGAGATACCAAAGCACCCACAATAAGCCACGGGAGAGGGATTGGAAACATTATTCAGCCTCTTTTCTTGCTTGAGCCAATTCTTCACGCTCTTGGTCATCTTCTAAGTGGTCAGGTGGGGTAGTCGGAGGAGGGCCAGGTGTCCAAGATTCATCCAACTCTGGGTTCTTCCAAACAGGCATAGCACCAAATGGTTGGCTAGGCAAACCATACGCAGATTGCGGAGGGGCATAGGAAGACCCATAGGACTGATTAAAACCGCCCTGAGAGCCTCCATAACCCATTGGTTGACACATTGGTTGCGTTGGAGGATTAAACGCTCTGGCGGCAGTTGACATAGCCCGTTTACCAATAACTCCACCGATACCACCCACGATTAGCAGAACAATGTCGTTCAGCATCTTGGTATAGGCTTGGTCAATCGGGGCCATGCTTTTGATTGGCTGAGTCACAAAAGTGACCGAATAGAGCAAAGCAGCAACAATAAACATGAGGATAAGCGTGACTGCCACCACGACAAAGCCCCAAATCCTTACCTCAATCTCTTCAGTTGTTAGGTTTAACTTCGTCAATCTTTTTCTCCAAAATTGGTGCTACTAAGTACTCAGGACAAGTCTGAGTGAATTGGCATCTAGGTTTTTGACAAGGTTCAGCATGGAAATTGTCTGGGTTTTGGCAGAAATACCGATATTTCTCGTCACAACCAGTTAACAGTAAAAGAAGCAATATGTATCTCATACCTTAACATCCACTTTAGCCCATTGAGTCTTAATCTCTTGGGCTTTCTGTTGTTGTTGAGCCTGTTGGTTTAACTCTGCCAGACGCTTCATATTCTGTTGGTGGATCACTCGGTGAGCCTCTGACAACATTTGAGCATTCTGTTGGTAAGTGGTGATTCTCATTTGCCCAATCCAACCTTTCCAAGTAAAAGATTAACAATTCTGTCTGACAGATCATCAGGTAAGAACTTCAGAAAACCCAAGAAATACAAAGCCACTACCCCGTAAACGAAGATTTTTAGACACAAGTCAAAGGTCTTTTGATACTCATTCACCGACCACACCTTCTTGTTGCTTCACAGAATGTCATCAACTCATTGACACCAACAAAGACTAGAAACAAAACAAAGAATATTCCACCTATTGCTAAACCAATCTCTAGTTGTTCTTGCTCTTTCTGTTTAGCTTCTTTCTCTGCTTTCTTTAATGCACTTATCTCTTTGGCATCTGCCAAGTCCATCTCTGCTTGACGGGCTTTAATCTTGTTCCAAACGTCAATCTTTCCTGTTTGCATGAAGAGCATCTTTAACTCTTCCTCAAACGCTCTAGCCTGTTCTAAAGCCATCTCAATCTGCAAAGCCGTACCCATGTTCGAGCCTTTGCCAGACTGTTTAGCCTGAAGCATTGCTTTGGTAGCTACACTTTTTGCGTCAAATAATTTCCCAATCATTGGCGCAAGTGAGCCTAGGTCATTGGCAACATTAGCTGCCTTCTTGACCATCGAAATAGCTGACTGTATGCCAGCTAGAGCCGTTATCGGATCAATCATTTCTTTCTCTCCCACTTAATGCAAACAACCCTTCGGTTGTAAACATCACCACTCCAAGTCCATTTAATACATCGGTACTCTATGGTTGCCGCCAAGAGAAAGGCGATCACGGAAATGCCCAAACAATAATATAACTACAGAAAATTACAAAACAAAGAAGAAGGGCTGCTACTGAGATAGCAAACAGCCCATCTTTCATTGTCAATACGACAAAGGTATTTTTGCCCTTGCCGCCTCCATTAACAAAGAATTTAAGCTACGAACTGCACGACCTGTTCCCTCTTCATCACCCTTCTCTTGTGCCACCATTGATCTACCCATTTCAGTTTTTAATTCGGCATTAAAAATTGCTTGACGTTGTTGGTCAATAGTTGTGGTTGGTTGAGGGGGTGGGGCAGTCAAATCTGATGGCAAGTCAACATCTATTTTTGATGGCGCACCCATTAAATCTGGTGGCAAATCAACATCTATTGGCATTTCAGTAGGTTGTTGCATAGTTTGCTCTTCTGGAGCAGAAACAACACCACCAGTAACCAAAGGACGCAAATCATCAAGTGATTTAGCAGATAGCATCATTGCACGACCTGCTTTTGTATCAAATACACTACGAGATAAAGCCTCTATAGCCCTATTGACAGGAACAGCCGCAATAGCCGCACCTGTAGGGCCACCAACTAATGCTCCAACACCAACCCTTGCACCTTGTGTAATAGCCTCATCTAGTCCAGAACCAGCCGCTTGACGGGTCATAGAGCTTGTTAAGAAGCTATATTTATTTAGCAATGTATCAAGGTTTTCGTCAACAAATGGTTGTAAGTTTGTTTTTCTTGATTGCAAGAATGTGGAAAACTTAATTGGGTCAAATGCACCTGTTCCTTTATCAGTTGCTTCATTACGTGCAGAAGCAAAGGTAGCCGCAGCCACATCTTGTTTAATATCTGGTGGCAAAACTTTAGCGATCATCATTGATGCTCTTTTTGCGCCTTCTTGCCCTGTAGATTCAGCAGAGACAATTTTATTTACCAACTTAGAAATATCAGTTTTAAGTTCACCAGAATTTGGGTCTTTAATCATTGCCACCGCCAAATCAGCATCACGCAAAGGAATTACGTTTCCTCTCCAGTATTGTCTAGCAGTTGAAAAAGCATCAGATACAGATTGATTTTGAACAAGAGTTTTACCCCAATTTTCAATATCGTTATCCATTGCTTCTATGACACTGTTTAAACGAATTGCTTCTTTAGGGCCAAATTTATTTTGTGCTAAAGCTGCTTGCAAAGCATCTGTTAAACCTTCTCTTGCTTTACGTATGTCATTAAAAGTAAAGTCTGTTGGGCCTTTAATCTCAGGAATAAATGGTCTTCCACTTTCGCTGACAATCAATCCCGCTTCTTGTTTAACCTCTTCTTTACCTAATTTTGAACCAAATGATGTTAATTTAGCTTCTAAACTTGGTCTTTCAAGAGCTTTGAATAAATCACCATACTCTGAAATAACATTGTTAACAGCCGCTTCAGTCTCATTTGGTCGAATCTTTGAAAGATTATTTTGAGTAGCAAGAACATTTAACTTGTCATACAAACTATTGCCTTCTTTTGTAGCACTTAAATAGTTAGCTTGAACAGCCTTAGAAATGTTTTCACCTGCTTTGCCTGAGTACTGAGCACCACCAGTAATAGTTTTCTCTACAGTACCGCCAGCCTTTTGAAGTTCTTTGGCATTTTGCTTTAGACGATCTGCAACACCACCAGCCCTCAATCTGTTCATTGCTTCTGCCGCACGTGTAGCATCATCACCAGTAAAGTCACCAAGCAACTTAGGACTAATTCCTAGTGAAGCAGAGGCATCTTTTACCGCTTGAATGTTGCTCTTAAAGTCAAAGTTAGTGACTTTCTCTATTGGTCTTCCAACAACACCAAGAACAGCAGTTGCACCACCACTGATTAAGCCCGCTTGAGTAGCTACTTCTTGTCTGCTTTCGCCCTCTTTAACTGTCTTAGTTAGACCTTCCCAAAGACCACCAAACAAACCTTGCTTCAATATTTGAGCAACTTTTCCACCTGCACCAAACCAACCCAAAGTAGAGGCAGGAGCAACAATGATTAGTTCGCCAACAATCTCACCTGCCGCACCAATTACTTTATTGTCATAAGACAAACGATCTGGTTGTTTGGCAAGTTGTGCGTTAAATTTATCAAGTGTTTGCTGTTTTGTTAAACCAGTCATAGTGCCGAGTTCAAGCACCGATTGCATGATTCCTTCAGCAAGTTCATTAGCTTTGTTAACTTTACCTTTTTCAAAGTCAGTCAAGTACTTCTGTTGCAGTTTATCTGCATCAGTCTTATTTTTCCACTGGTCAAACAATCCCATGACTTAACTCCTTAAAGCTTAGATTCACGAAGTTTTTGCTCAACTTGTGCTCTAGTTACAGTTTTGCCATTATCAGCATTAAGCTTAATAATTCTTTCAATTAGTTGCTCTCTAGTTTCTCCAACAGGTTTTGAAGTTGGTTTAGGAGTAGGTTTTTGTTCTGTTGGTTTTGCAGATGGAGTTTCTTGCGCTTCTGGCTTTCCTTGTCTTTGCAAAGAATTTTTGCGGGCTAATAATTCTTCTGTATATCCCTTTTCTGCTTTCTTTAAATAATCAATAGCTCCTTGCATTCGTGCAGAACTTAAAAATGTTGATGGTGAAGCAATTTGTTCTTCTGCTCGTTTTGCGTCATCTTTTGCTTGAACACCTTTGGCATTATTTAAAACAGTGTTAACTCGTTCTTTGAATGCCCTAGTAAATTCATCTTTTTTGACTTGATTACCAACTTCTGCTCCGCCAAAAATTGGAGGAACAACAGCACCAAGAAAATCAAACGCATTTGCTGCAGCATTAAATTTCACATCACCAGATTTAAGTAATTGTGAAAACTTATCCAATTGAGGACTTGTGTTTTCGAGTCTTACTAAACTTGCTTCAATATCTGCAATTTCGTTTTGTGAACCAGCGGGAATGTTTCCAGCCGTTGCTTGTTGAACAGTTGGCTTGGGAACTGTTGTAGCACCACCTTCAGTAGTAGCACCCATCTCTTTATATGCCAATGGGAACGCTTTGGATGGATCAGTAGCCGCTTGAGTAATCATCTGACCGCTTGCTTGGTCAAGATAACTACGAGGCTTTGATAACATCTGTCCTGAAATATTGGCATTAGCCAATTCTGTAAGAGTAGGTTTCTCACCTTTTTGCAACTTAGTCTCAACAACTCTCAATGCCTGAATATAACGCTCATCACCAGTAAGTTTTTCTGGCTGAAGTGCTTTAAGAGTTTGCGCTTGGTTAAGTGCAATTTTTGATTGTGATTCAGCTAATGATTTAGCTTTCTCAATCAATCCTACTGCAAACTCACCATCTCCAAGACCTGCGGCTTGTTTTGCTACAGCAACAAAAGACTCTGGATCATTTACGTCAAGTTGCTGAAGTAATTGATTACGTTGCGACATTTTCTTCATTTGGGGGTCTTCTACACCCAAAGCACCCGCAATAGCGCCACCAAGACCTCTAGCACCTGCATAGGTCATTGCCGCACCCGCTTCACCAGGAGTCAGTTTGGCAAGGTCAATACCCTCACGCAAAGCACTTCTACGTTGTTGCTCACCATACATTTGTGGTGTTAGTCCAAACAGACCCGCTACGATATTTTCAGCCATGATAAATCCTTATCCGTAAATGTCTTGGAGCATATTTTGAAAACCAACATCACCTGTTCCATAAGCAGCGAAATCTAACGCATTAACAGGTGTACCACCCGCTATTTTAGTTAGCGCATCTGTAAACAAAGGATTAGAGGTAATGCCACCAATTGCCGTTGCGTATGGGTTTCTAGTGGCATCTGCACCAGTAGCTAGAGCAACGCTTTGACCCGCACCCGTTAAGCCTAAACGACCTACGTTGTAACCTGCTGTAGACGTTTCTTTACCAAGACCAACGCCCAATTGGAAGGGTTGTTGTGCAGCAGTCTCAAGACCTTGAACTTGTCCCAAAGCAGTCGTATAAGGTGCATAAGCCGCTTGTTGACCACCATAGTATTGACCCATAGCTTGTGAGCCTTGACCTAATAAACCCGCACCAAACAATACATTCTGCTGACCATACTGTTGAGCATTAGCCGCTAGTTGAGCTTCTTGTTGCGCTCTAGCGTTATACAGAGCTTGCAACTCAGGAGTAGTAGCACCCAAAGCACCACCTTGAGCCACAGAAAGACCGCCACGACCTTGTTGTTGGAGTCTGTTTTGCAGATTAGCAAGTTCAGTCTCACGACCAGGTTGCAACAAAGCCATTTGAGAAGCTAAATAGTTCTTAGCAACATCTTCAGGCTTTTCAGCAAGATAACCTTGACCAAGTTTAAACAAACTCTGAGCGCCTGTTTGGAGTGGTTCAAAGGCTTTCTGAGCGCCTTCTGCTTGTTGAATACCAGACTCAGCTAGTTTGACAAATCTATCTTGAGCCGCTTTAGCTTCGGGACTTAAAGTGTATCCTGCGCTAGTCAATTGCCCTGTTACGGGATCAAAACCAAACTGAGAAGCACCAAACCTAGTAGTCATTCCAATAGGTCTGAACTGAGCCGCTTGTTTGGCAGCAGCAGTCTCTCTATCAATCATAGCTTGCGCTTTGACAGCCGCTTCTTTAGACGTTTGTTGTTGCAGAAGACCAGCCGCAGTAGTTGCTCCCGATGAGAACAAATTAGCAATTTGTGCAGTTGTTAACCCTGTTTTTACTAAGTCAGCTACTTGAGTTGTCGTAAGACCTGTTGTGGCAGCGGTTGTGGCAAGAGTTGCGGCAGTTGTAGCCGCAGGGATAGTAGTTGCCGTAGCCGCAGGTGTTAATGCCGTAGGTGTAAGTGCTGTAGCCGCAGTTGTAGTCGCAGCAGGAGTTAGCAAGCCAGGTATAGTTGCTGGTGGTGTCCCTGCTAAAGCACCGCCTCCTATAGCTAAATCTTGAGCAGTTAATGCCGCAATTTGAGCCGCAGTCAATGGTGCAAAAGCTCCTAAACCTCCACCACCAATGGCTAAATCTTGTGCTGTTAAAGCCGCAATTTCTGATGCAGTCATTCCTGCTGTACCAGCCGCTGTAGCCGCACCCGCATTCAATAAAGTTGGCAATCCAAAGAGTACAGCCGCACCTAATGCAAACTCTTTTAGACCACTTTTAACTTCTTGTTGAGTGCCAGTTTTCTCTACTTCACCAGTAGGTGTGTATTGGGTATACGCTCCACCTGCTTTGTTATCAGTAGCTTTGTAGGTAATTACATTTTCAATACCACCAACTTGCTGATCCATGCCAGAACCAGTTACTTGATAAACAGGCTGAACAATGGTGTCACCAAGGGTTACTGTTTGACCTTGAGGAACAGTAGCCGCCACACGAGCCGCAACTGCACCCTCATCTAACCCAACAGCTTGAGCCATCTGAGCAGGAGAAACTCCATTAGCCTCCATAGCCTTGACGATCTGATCGTCAGTCATGCCTGGATTAGAAAGCAGAAAATCTACAATTTGTGCGCTAGTTACAGCCATGATTGCTCCTTATTGTGGCTCAACAGGCCAAGTAATAGTCCAAGGGAAACCACTCTGCAAAGGAACATCTCTCAATGCTTGGCAGTAGTCTTTCCACTCTTGTGATGGAGTCATATCGCTACGAAATCTCCAATCAGTTTCTGTTAGTTTATCATCACGGGACTGACGAACACTCTTAGCCTGTTCAGCATCTTTAGTGGCTTTGTAGGCAGTCTCATGCTCAAGGGCTGTAGTTGTTACGCCCTCAACAGTAGTGTCTACAAAGACAGGGCCAAGCACATACTTTGTGAACCACTTACCATCAATCTGTTCTACACCAGAGGCTTGAGAGTATTGGTAAACAGTACCGCCAGTTGCTTGTGGGCCTTCAAAGACTACATCAGCACCCAAAGCAGTTAAGACTTCAGTTGTTGTTATGTCCCATGATGGGCCACCATTGGCTTTTGTGTATGCACGAAATTCTGCTTCGTACATTACTTGCCCATTATTTGTTCTGATTTGCATTATTTGCTCCTACAATTGTTTCCATGCCAGCGTAAGTGGTTTCCTTTTGAGGCTTCCTTACCGCAATGCTCACAAGCAATAGTAGGGAATTTCTTTCCTCTCATAGGGCTAATCTTGCCTTGCATAGGGTTTGGATTGTTTTCCCTATATTCAGCCATCTTGTCATGCCATGATTGTGGTCTAGCTTTACCAGACCTTTTATCTGACATTTTCTTTTTAGTTTCATCACTAGCTTTTAAACCAGTTTTACCTATTGCAATCTTTTGCTTATGTTGCTCAGAAAATTCACGACCTTTAAAAGCAACGCTTAATTTCTTTTTGGTTTCTTCTGACCTTGTAAAACAACCTAGTTTATTGTTTGGCAAGAATCCACCAGCAGACAGTTTGTGATGGTTAAACAATCTTTCATTGCCCCAAACAGTCTCAAGAATAAAGCCTTCTAATTCTTCTAACTTATCTGGAGTTTCTTCCCAAATCATCTTGAACTCAAACGATTGCTCACCATGTTTATTCCATGAATGTTGCAAACGCTTGTTAACATGAACACCACGCTTTAATTGATGCTTGTGATGGCTCAACCTATCCGCTACATCAACAGAGCGACCAAAATATATGCCATTACTGACAATATTCTTAATATGATAGATTCCGCTTTTCATGTCTAGGCAATCGCCAAAAAGATAAAACTACCGCCATTTTCGTTGATTTCTGATGGGGCTGTTGAACTAATTTCAAAACCTGCCGAATAAGTATCAATGTAATCTGTGTTGGTAACTTCAGCTGCTGTAGAGTTCAATAAAAGGTAGGGATCATTTCCTGACACAATACCCCTAGCACTATCCCAGACGTACCACGACCCTGTACCGCTTGTTTTCTTAATGAGGACGAATCTCGCCCCTGCTGTAAATCCACAATCAATTTGAAGTGTAGTTCCTGTTCCTGTGTATGAGCCTACTTTGGAAACACCAGCACAAGTGGCAAATAGGTATGCTACGTAAGTATTGGCAGAATCATTGTAAAATGAAGAGCCACCACTTATTGTGAATGAACTTGCGGTAAAACTAGTAACCTGAGTGTCTCCACCCTTAGCGCTTGTGGTGTTAAGCGCAAGGTCAAAGTTAGCTAATGCAGAGGGTAGGCGAACCTTCCAATTTACAGATGAACCTCGGTTTTTAAATATTAGAAGTTCTGGCACAGCTTGCAAGTTGTGTGTCACAGTTCTTGTGCTTCCCGTCCCTGTATAGCAAACCTCATCAAAGAAGCTAGGGGCACGTTTGAACATCCACGACAGTCTGTCAGTGCTGGCTCCAGAATTGTTGTAATAACCTTCCTGAAAATCATATTGCGCCAAAGTGGATGCGCTTGCTTCGGCCGCAGTTGAATTAGTAAGAAGGTATTTTCCTTGCAACAGACGTGACGAATTGTACCTATCGCTTATTCCTGACCTTTCCGTATATATTGCCATATCAACAGGGAATCCAGCATCAAACCAAGGCGTTGTCGCTGTTGCAAAACCTGCTGTGTAAACACTAGTCCCACTCGTAGGCACTTTCATCGGGCCTCTGCGAATGGCTATGTAGATAAAGTTTACGTTCTGGCCGACTGCTGGGCCGCTTACCTCAAAACCGGTTGCGTTGGGGATGTAAAACTGACCAAGATCGCGCTCTGCACCCGAAGTGTTTGCCTCAAGGTCGCGAGTATTACCGCTTACAGGCATCCCCCTCATGTTGTCTGCGATAGACCAGCCATATTGCGCGGTGTTTTTCCACAAAATCCACTGTGGCTCATAGCCCAAGTTCACCTGAAGATTGCCGCTTGATGGCGTAGTACCAGACCCACACGAAATCACATTGTCTGTACCAGTTAGGCCAAAGCCTCCTGCGTCATGGGCGAATAGGTAGGCAACGTAGGTTCCGCCAGATGCGTTAAGTGCAGCGCCGCTGCTGACTTGAAAAGTCGTCGATGTCGGAGCTGAATCATTCCAAGCACTAGATGCGTTTTGCGCGGCAGTGGTGTTTAGAAACAGCGTGTAGCTGTAAGGGTCATTAACCGTTCCCAAACTTCTGTGATAAACAGTCCAATCGCTTGTTGTATTGGTTCGCTTAACAATAATGCAACCCGGAACAGAACCAAGACTGTGAGAAATGTTGCGACCATTTACCCCGTTGCCGCTCCACGTCACAACATCAAAGAACTTTGGTTGCTTGCGGAATGTCCATGAGGCGTATGTGGCTGCATTTTCATTAACCGCTGTAGAAGCACCAACAGAAAAACCAGAAGATGTAAATGCAGTTAATACTGAAGCATTAGTATCTTCAGCCGCAGTTGAGTTTGTAGCTAAAAACTTACTAGCTCCACGGGTAGTGTCATTAACCCTATGTCCATATGCGGTGCTTCGGCATTTAATCCATGTCATAGCCCCTTTGCCAGACTCATCAATGCCATTGGTAATTGTCTGTGTAGAGCCGTTGCCTGTGTAAAGGTATGTGCTAAACACGTCCTCAATATACTGAGGAACAGCAGCCGCACCACCACCAAAGGCATCGTAACTAGCCGCACCAGAAGTTGCTTGTAATGGCATTAAAATCTCCAACCTTTGCTCAGATTGTCGTGAGCAGTTATTACTTGTAAATTCCAAGGAACGTGCATACCCGCTACGCCTTTGCCGTTAATTGGGACAATATGGTCAACATGGTGTTTTATACCAGTTTGGATATATCTTGCTTCAGAAACATCGTACATCTCTTGAATCATAGCTTTATCAATGGCTGTTAACCAAGATGGTGTGGCTGACTCTTGAGCCGCCCTACGCCTTGCTCTAGCCGCAACATAACGTTCTTTGTTGGCCTTGTAAAAGTTGCTTGAATACTCAGGGTTACGCTCAAGCCAAGCCTTAACTGCTTTTTGTCCATAGGCTCTGATTTTCTCAGGATTAGCTTTTGCCCATTCTTTAGCCAATGCTTTAATTTTCTCAGGATTGTCTTTGCGATATTGTTTGGCATAAGCATTTCGCTTTTCCTTGTTTTTATCGCTATATCTTTTGTCAGCAGCATGAGCTTTTTCTGGGTTTTTAATCCTCCACTCACGCAAATACTCACGAGTCTTCTTTCTGCTCTCGTCAATGTTTGCAAGTCTTCTGTCGTTCTGCGCTTTGACACGGCACTTTCTGCAAGTACCATAGTGCTTGTTCCTACGCTTATCTATTTGGAATTCATCCAAAGGTTTGTCAACATTACATCTTTTGCAGATACACATGATTAGGCTTTGAACTGAGTTACAGAGGCAAGAACTGTAAATGTACCAGACGAAACTTTGATAATCAAATAACGATAAGAATCAATGCCACTTGCATTTCCCGCAGTAGGCGCACCACCTAACCAACGTGTAGTCACACCAGATGTAGTGCCATCAACTTGCACAGCAGAGTTGTAATAAGCAGTAGAGCCTTGAGTAACCAAGAAAGCCACAGTCATTGATTGACCTGTACTCATCAAAGTATCCAGTGAAGTACCGCTAGAGCCTCTAAAGTTAACTGTCCAGTTAGCAGAAGCGTTACTTGTGTAGTACAGAACAGACTGAGTTGTAATGTCGTAAGCAATCGTTCCAGTAGCTGCCGTTGCAGATACTGTTGCTACCTCTGCTGCATCGTTTAGGACAATGGCTTGGGCTGAGGAAGTTCCTGAGAATGTCTGTGTGCCAGTAAAGGTGTTGGCAACATTGACAACAGCAATATTAGCCCCTGCCAAAGTAGATGCACCTGTACCACCATTAGCAATAGGAAGTGTTCCCGTTACACCAGTAGAGAGAGGAAGACCTGTAGCATTGGTTAAAGTACCACTAGCAGGAGTACCCAATACTGGAGCAGTCATTATTGGTGCTGTCAGAGTCTTGTTTGTCAGGGTTTCAGTACCTGTCAAGGTAGCAAAGCCAGAGGCAGTAAATGCCGCCTGAGTCCATGCCGATCCTGACCACACAAATAGTTGACTTGTGGTTGTATTGAAATACAAAGCACCTGTTAGCAAAGCATCGCCATCATTGTCAACAGTAGGAGCAGAAGACTTAGCACCTAAGTATCTGTCATCAAAAGAGTCAAAACTAGCCGCTGCATTGGTAGCTGATGTAGACGCATTGCTTGCACTTGTGGAAGCGTTAGAGGCACTTGTTGCCGCATTAGAAGCAGATGTAGCCGCATTAGAAGCCGAGGTAGCCGCAGCAGTAGTCGAGCCAAAGATCGAATCTATTTCAGTTTTGGTATAAGCATTTGTGATGTTATAGCCAGCAATCGTTGTCGGATTAGTTCCTGCTGTGATACGTCCATACACATCGGTTGTAACAGACTGATAAGTTCCTGCTGAAACTCCAGAAGTTGCCAAGTCAATCTCATCTGCACCAACAACAAGACGGGTATTTGATGCTGACTGAACATTTAAGGTGTTGCCAGACTTGACCATACCTGCACCAGCCGTAATCTGACCCGCACCTGAGAACTGCGCCCATGTAATCGATGTGCTACCCAATGTCCCACCTGCATCTATTGTGCAGATAAAGCCTGAGTCAGCGTTTTCAGTACCTTTTTCAACAAAGGTAAAGGCCGCCACCAACTCAGCATAAGTGTCAGCATCTGTTGTGCGTGTCCATGAACCTGTTGCACACAAGTAAATACCATTCTGTGAGGCAGTAGATTGGTCTTTAACTAAGACCCGATCACCCGCAACAATCGAGATGCCATCAATGGTTTGTGCGCCAGACAAAGTGATGTTTGCAGTAGTAGCCGCAACCACAGAGGCTTTAGCATCAATTCCTTGGGCTAGTGCATCCACATAACCCTTGGTAGCCGCATCAGAATCGTTTGTAGGGCTTGCCAAACCAGTAATGGTTGCCGATGTACCACTATCCATATCCAATGAGCCAGAGATGGTCACATTGTTGAATGTAGAAGTACCAGAAGCCGCAGTAACATTGCCTGTCAGGTTGCCAGTTACGTTTCCTGTGACATTACCTGTAACTGCACCCGTTAAGTTGCCTGTTACGTTACCTGTGACTGCACCTGTTAATGGGCCACTAAAGCCTGTATTTGCAGTGATGTTTGTGCCAGTGATAGCAAGGGGAGAAGAGCCACCAATAACCGCACCATTGATTGTTCCTGCACTAATGGCGGCAGAAGCAATCGTAGCTGCTGTGCTAACAGTAAGGTTAGTGAAAGTACCTGCTGCGGCAGTAGTTCCACCGATAACCGCACCATTTATAGTACCGCCAGTAATGGTCGCAGAGGAGTTATCTGTCTTTGTAGCTACAGCAGTAGCAATATTGTTGAACTCTGTGTCAATCTCAGTACCTTTAACAATCTTTAGAGGATTGCCAGGCGAAAGATTATCTTTAGACGCAAAGTTAGTGGATTTTGAATAATTAGACATGGTTTATCCTATCTTGCCTTCTTTGGCTTGAAGTTCAATTTTCTGAATTGACAACTGAGTGCCATTGATAGTGGCTTCGTAACCAGTTTGTACGATTTTACCCGCACTAGACGCATTACTTGTTAATGCTTTAATTGGTATACCGCTTGAGTAGTCTGCAACCGCATATTCTCCAATGCCATACTCAAAATAGCCTTGAGGTGGAATAAAGACGTTCTCTGACTGATAAGCACCTGAATAGTCAAAAGCCCACTTAATTGTGAGGAACTGGTTAGAGCCACCAATCACCACGGCAGTAATAGACTTCAAAATAGAAATCTGATTAGGATTGCCTAAGTCAGCATTGTTTGTGTAGTACGAAAATTGGTAAGTAGTAGCATCATCAAGATACCCACCATATTTACCAATATAGCCGTTCTTTCCAATGTACAAATCACCATTTCGCAACGATCTTAGTGCGGTTGGTGAAATACTGTCCCATTTGGTTACACGGGAAGCACCATCTTGCAAAGATTGTTTGGTATCAAAGCAATAAACTTGCAAAGTAGCTGGCAGAACAAGCAGATAAAAAGCATTCTTCTCTGAATAAACAGATTTGACGTTTGCTAGTGTTTCTCCAGACAAAGAAGATTCCAAATCAAATCGAACATTCTTAGAAAGGTCTCGCAATGGAGCAGACTTCTCTTGAATAGTCCTCATCAATGAACGAACACCTGAGTCTGACAAGAAAACAACGTCAGTACCAATACTTTGTATGGTATCCCTAGCAATACACCCAATAGAGCCTACTGTGTCGCTAAGAACTAGAGATGCGGGGGTAGAAGCACCAGAGTAAACAAGAATCTGCTTCTTACCAAAGATAAACAAGAAATCATTGTGAGCTGCCAAGCCCATAACTTCATCTGCACCATTAGGCCACACACGAGAGACATCCAATGAGCCTGAAGTGCCACCACCCCACACATGACCTGCAATCAGATCAGAAAAGGTAACTGTTACTTTGTCTGTAGATGTATTAGCTACCCATAAGCGACCAAATGCTGAAATAGCAATGTTGGCTTGAGGAACTGTAGCTACATAACCAGACTTCTCAGAGACTCTGCGATAAGTAGTTGTACTTACGGCAGGGTCATAAATCAAAGGATCGTGACCAGTTTGGAAGAAGTATGCAATGCCATTCAAAGATGCACATTGCCAGTTACTTGCTGAAATAGTAGGAGCAGAACCACCACCGCCATAGGTCAACTCAGTAACAGCGTTAGATGTCCCGAGTTTAAATATCTTGTTGTTGCCAGCAAACAGAACAGTCAAAGTTCCATCGTTTTGGACTAATTCATGGATCACGCCAACATCGTTAGCACCTAGATTGCCAGAGGAAGAGTTAACCCTTGTCCAACCTTTTCTAGCACCAATACGACCATACTGATCCAAGATGCAATTAGTTGCGACCAAGGCAAAACCAGACCCCAAATCAAGGGGCGAATCTTCAGTATTCAGGCCATAAAAGCCTGGTGCTGAGAGACTATAACTTTGGAGTGCTGATGCCATTAGACCGCCACAAAGTTGTCTTCAGGATAGCGAGTGCTTTCCAATGCAATAGCATCAGAGAGCATTCCTCTAAACAAAGCATAAGCCTCATTAGAGTTTGTTCCACCATCTTCACCACGCTCAATCAAAGCCCTTGCATAAGCACTTTGAGCAACCAAATAGTCCAAGACCTTTACAGAAGTACCATCAGCAGACAAATTAGCCTGTGGGACAGTTACATCAAACTTCAATGTATATACGCCATTGGGAACAGGGAACAAGTCAACCTTTGTGTCGCCATTGCCATCTACACCACTAAAGCAAAACTCTGAAGGGATAGACTGTGAAGGCGTACCAAAGTTGAGCTTGCGGTTCATATCCGCAACAGCAATGTTGTCTAAAGTAATAACACTTGTAGTGTTTATAGCGTCATTGATACGGAACTTCTGACCTGCACCTGTCAAAGAATAAGAACTTGTGGCAGCAGCAGTAGTAACTGTAATTATTTGTCCTAAAACATTCCAGTTATAGGAATCTTCAATCTGACGCTTGGCATCATTGACAAACTTGCCAATCAAAGCAGAATAGGCGGTTTCGCCAACAGTAGATACTGTGCTTTCACGCAAGCGAACTAACACATCGTTAACAAGTTCTAAGTAGGTCATGTTCGTTGCGCTCCTGATACTTCAAATGTGGCAATAAAACTGAATGTACTTGCACTTTGAGTAGTAATTTGAATTCTATCGCCTTCTTCTAAAACGATATAAGCATTGCCATCAAACTGAAGGTATTGCTTAGATGTAAAGTCGTAATTAGTAAGAATATCCAAGGTTGTGGCAGCACTTGCGTCATACCATTGAACAGTAATGTGCTTAGTCGAACCACCAGTATTGTGAATGTACATCACAGTAAACTTGGCGTAATAACCCGTAGGAACTGTATAAACAGTTGTCAGCGTTGCGGCTGTTGGGTTAA